TTTAGGCGATTTAACTCTCTGTTAAAGCCAATAAAAAAAGGATCATTGAATAGATCCATAGCGTACTTTGTTACCATGTTATTCCCCTTTCAAGCGAATAAGTTAATTTACCCCCCATTTGGGCAGGTATAAATATTATAGCATAATAAATGAGCATTTTATAGACTTGCTCAGGTCCCCCAGGTTGCGACCCTAGGCTTATCCGTACTCAGCAATCTGGTCGCTTAAAAAGCAACTGCATGTATCATGACGGAATATTCTATTGTACTGCTTTATTTTATTACTTTTTTGCTGCTGCCTTGCGAGCAGGAGCCTTCTTAGCCGTAGCCTTCTTTGCTGCTGCATCAACTTCTGCTGCTTCTGGAAGACGACCAAACGCCAAGTCATTTGGATTAATTGCTCTTAATGCTACTGGTGCAAGTGCTGCCAATAGTGAGTATGCAAGTGTCTTAGGATCTGTTACCCCAGACATATACAATGCAATTGCAGCACCGAGAACTGATCGTCCGTATGATGCTAGTAGTGCTTTAATTTGTTCATTCATATTATTCCTCCTAGGAAATGTGGTTAGATAGTATGTAGTAGCCTAGCCACAATCCAATTATACCAGCAACTCCAGCAAAAACTGGCGGGGCGGGTACTGGTAGTTTAAAAGCAGCAAAGACTATGCCACAGCCAAACCCAGTCAGTATTGATAGTACGATTTCTTTCATTTTTTGTCCTCTTCTCTAGGTAAAAGCATTTTTAACTGCTCGTATTCTTCTACAATTTTCTTCATTGAGTAATAGTTTGGTGCCATCGCCCCAATATCCCCGTACTCCTTAAAGTAATTGATTTCTGGCTCTACCTCAGAAACAAATTTTGCTATTCCATCTTGTACTGTTTCTATATATGAGTAGGCTTGATCTCTAGAATTAATTAAAAAGTTTGAATATTCCTGACTATTTTTTATAGACACATCATCTTTTAATATGTCATTATCAATAGAGGCTTGTAATAATTTTTTAGATACTCTAGCCAATGCTATTCTAATTTTTGCGTTATCATACACTAAAAACAAGAAAGAAGATATAAAAACAAAAAACATAAAAAAGTCTAACATTTTTCCTCCTATAGCCAATACTTAAGTATAGCAGTTGTAGCAAGAGTTGTCCATATAATATTAAATATTATAATTGTTGGTAGTGTTTTTACCGTTGAGGTCCATATTAGTGCCAAACTAGACATTAGTGCAAAGACATATAGCCACCAATACTGTATTCCAAACAGCAATCCAGGAACAATAATAACTATTTTAGTCATAAAGGCTAAAAATTCTACAGTGTTTGCTTTATTCCAGTATGATTTGTTTTTCATTTTTAATAACACATAAAATAAAACTTTTATATTATTCACTAAAGCCACCCATTTTTCTAATAAATTCAGAATGATCAATAAAATAATTTGATAAAACAGTTTTCTTTTTATTTATAAGTTCAATTTCTTTTTGTTCTGAACTATATAATTTTTTTATTGTTTTTAAACTTTCTTTATCTATGGTACCATTTCCATTCATTATTATGTAATAACTTATTGGATCAAAAGATAGATCTTCGTTTACTTTGTATTCAAATTTGTTTAACTTTTCAATCTTTTCTTTTAATCCATCTGGCATTTTATTATTGCTAGTGAAATGTTTCCAAAAATCAGTGTTTGTTTTGTCTGTCATATAATGCATATACAGAAAGTCTCGTATTTCTTCGCAATCATTGCTGTACTGCTCATTAACAATTTTTGTTTGCTCTTCGTTATTTTTAAATATATCAAAATCTTTTCTAAACACAATTTCTAATATTTTTACTGATTGCATAATTGATGTTGCTTCTAATGGCTCAACAAATCCAGAGGAGAGGCCTATGGCTACAGTGTTTTTATTCCATATAGTATCATAGTGTCCTGGATCAAAATTAAAAGTTTTAGGAGATTGTATTTCGTGTCCTAGTTTTTTTTCAATTTCTTTTTTGGCTTCATCTTCAGTTATATAATCTGAATCAAAAACATACCCACAACCATATCTATGCTGCAAAGGTATCTTCCACATCCAGCCATAGTCCATAGCGGTAGACTCTGTGTATGCTGGTATGTTATCTTTATCTATATCAAGAAAAAATGGGATTGCTTTTTTTGCTGGCAAGTTTTCTGAAAAACTTTTCCATTTAGTATTAAAAACATTTTTGTTAATTAGTCTAGCAAAACCAGAACAGTCAAAGATAAAGTCTGACTGTAGGTCTGCAGCATTTTCTATTTTAATCTTTACAATATCTCCATTGACATCTTGGACAAAGTCCTGAATAATTCCGTCTATATGGATAACGCCCCTGCTAATTGCAAGTTCTGATAGGTACTTTGCCATTGCCCTTGCATCAAAATGTAAAGAGTAAAGGTTGTATATGTCAAAATCTGAAATATCTTTTGGTGATTCATTTTTGCTGACAAAGGGTAGTCTGTTTAAATTTAATGCCATAGAAGAGGTTTTGTATTGATCTTGTGGTAGGTCATCTGCCATACAAAGAAGATCTAGAATTGGGGTATTGTTATTTGTTTTGTTTTTTAATAGTATTTCTTTTGTTTTTAAGTTAAACCTATTTACTGCAAAACCATGGTAATAATTTTTATTCTCACTGTTAAAATTGTTAAACTTAATTGCAAGTTTTATTGTTGAATTTGTTTTTTTTATTAAGTCTAAAATTGATATACCTAATGAACTTAAAAATGGAATTAAGTTTGGGGTTGATCCTTCTCCTGCTCCAAGTATTCCAATCTTTGTGCTTTCTATAACAATTACACTATGTTCTGGATACCTTTTTTGTGCAGCAAGTGCTGTTAGCCATCCTGCTGTACCACCGCCAAGTACAACAATATTTTTCAAACTTCTTTTCCGCCCTCACGAACTAGAAGGACGATTGCGCCGTTGTCTTCTAAAGCCTTCTTTACTCTAATCATGTATTCAACTGCAATTAGTTTGTCTTCTGAGTTCAACCTCATAAAATCTGGCTCACTTGCTTTTACTGTAATAAAATTATCATTATCAATAAGGGTCAGACCAAAGTTTTTTGGTGCATGAATTGATCTAAATGCTCTTTTCATTTGGTCTGTATACATTATTTCCTCCCCCATTTAACTTTATTCCAACCACGCTCATGGAAGTAATAAAGAATTGTTTTTGTAAATACCTCAAAACTTGCAATAGCCCCTGCTGTTACTGGCTCTTTGGTTATTAACCATGATATAACAAATGTATCTGCTGTGCCGATGATACGCCAGGTAAGTGCCTTTAGCGCTGATCTTTGTTTAGATACATTCATGATGGCCACTCAATATTGTTTGGCTTAGTTACAAAGTTCCAGACTTTAGATACCCATCTCTTTACGTTTTTGCGTAGCCGATATAGCATGAATGTCTGCCCCCAAATCTACTTGTTCAATCTTATATCCTACATCACGACCATATACAATGTTGGTAATGTTAGGTAATCTTAGTACTAATGCATCATCCATAAATTCATCTTTGGCAATATACTCTTTAACTTGATCAAACTTAAGTGGATCTTTCTCACTTGTGTTATAGGTATTGCGGACTCCAAGTAGTACTTGGTCTGTTCTCTTCCCCGCTTCTTTGTAAAGGGCGTGGTGGCCTTCGTGCCAAGGCTGATACCTACCTAGCATAAGAGTTGTAGGTGCCGACCAATCGTGCAGATTAAAATATTTAATAATTACTGTTGCTTTTTGTTCTGCGTCTAGTCGGTGATCTTCAAATGTTGCATCAAACTCTGTTGGCCGTTCAAACATTTTGTTTGTATCTTCAAATCTGCCCTCAGCAATTGTGTCCATAAAGATAAGAATATCTGGCTTACCAAATGCTACACGAGTTAGATCTGTTGGACATACAAAGTCAACTATAACTGGAGCAACGCCTTGCTTAGCGATAAGCCTTGCCATCTCACCCATACGACGAGCCTGCTCAAGTCTATCCTCTGGTGCAAAGCCTAAATCTGAATTTACTGTTGCACGAACTTCATCTGCATTAAGATGAATAGCATTAATTCTTTCTTTAAGTGCTTTTGCTAGTTCTGTTTTACCTGAGCCTGGAAGCCCAATAATCTGAATAATCATATAAAAATCTCCATTTCGACTATACAAGTATACACTATTTTTCTATTTAAAACTTTTTCTTTGCCAAAACAGTTTTTTGTATGAGCCTGTCTTTATAGATGTTCTCTTATCTTCTTTCTCTTTCCATGAGTCTTTATCATACTCCTCTTTGTATGAATTCCAGTCTTCCCTTTTTATTGGCATAATCTGAAAAATTGGAGTACCCTTTGGTATTACCCCTTCAAAATCTTTGTTTAAATAAAAAGGAATATTCCCAAATTTTGAATGGTGATATTTATCAAAATCAACAACACCAGAAAGAGTAGTAAAGGGTAGATCCAGTCTATTCAGAGGATGAGTAACAAGTCCACTATATCCTTCTGGTAACTGAACAGACCAAGACCTATGCCACACAAATTCAATTTTGTAAAAACTATCATTAACTTGTATATCAGAATTATCTCTTATACTAAAAAGTTGTGGAAGTCCATTGCAAGATATTGTTGGCCTATCAATTCCTTTTTCTACATGTATGTCAGCCCATGTTGTTTGTATGTATCCGTATGAAAGAGTATCCAAAAATGGTATACAGTTTTTTACATTTAGTTGTTCATCTGGCTTAATATCTTTGTACCATTTTGGAACTAACTCCTTTGCAGAAATTGGCGGTTCAGTATTAAAGTAAACTGCCTCAGATCCTGGATAAAACTTTATGTCCACTAGTTACTTTGTTCTTCTGTTGTTAAATGTTTCCATGTGTTTCCCCAATCAACCTTGCTTTTGTGACTATTAAACTCTTTAGATATTGCACCAGCCTCTAAGTATATACCGCCCCAAACTCCCCACTCTTTTGTAGAAACACCAACAGCAAAACATTTTTTTGCTACTGGGCATTTAGAGCAAAGTTGGTCGACAGCACTTCTTAGTGGCTCTTCCTCTTCATACTTTTCAAAGAATATGTTGGTGTCATACTCAAAGCATAAGGCATTGTCTTTCCATTTATCCCTATGCATTATTGCTTAACAAATCTATCGGGTATTTCCCATCCGTCAGAGCCTACAACAAACTTACGAAACAGGTACCACTTACCATTAGAAAACTTTCCAAACTTTGATGTTCTTCCTTTATCTGAAACATAAGAATGAACAACATCCCAGCCATCCCAAGACAAAGACTTATCCTTTGCAACAATCTTTTCCATTTGATTTAATTCTACAATCTTCATTTACATACCCCTTTTTAGTAGTTAAAAATTCCAACATCAATATTATTTAGTTTTGCTTCACCAACTAGTTTTGAAACACTTTCTCTTTCTTTTGATAAGAAAACAAAATAGTTTATATCTTTAATGTTTTCTGATATCCAGGTCGGAGCAACCTTATAAAACTTAATCTTTTTGCCTCTACTTTTCATTCCTCTTTCAGACAAGTTTACAAACTCCATAATCATAGAGTTAACTTTTGCTGGCCCAGCAGAGTATATATAAAAATATTGATCGGCTTCTTGCATGCCAGAAAGGGCAACTCCCATTGAACGCAAAAATACGTTGTAGTCTTCAAAACTACTGGTTCCTTGTACTCCCACTATCATTGTCTAAGCCTTCCCTTAATTTGTCCATTATGAACAGCATTTTATCTAATTCTACACTACTCATGCCTATTGTGTCAACTGGTTGGGCTTCCCCTGGATCTACTCCATCAGTAAGCACTTCTGACTTATAAAATACGTTCTCTTTTATCCAATAGGCTAGTCCATCAACAATCACAACCTTTACATTATTTTTTTCATAATGTCTATGTGATTGAGAATTTTTATTTTCCCTAGTTTTCTTAGTTATTTCAGGCAGGAGTGGACTAATTAGATCAAAAATGTGGCTTTGGCTATATCTTACAGTTACTTTTTGTTCTTTACTGTCGTCTTTTTTAATAAAAGATATTAAAAATATTAGAACAAAAGTAGTAAAGGAGCCAACTAAATATTCCATTTTTACCCCTTAACTAATTATACTACCATTCTTTGTTAGTTATCCTTATAACCTCGCTAAGGCTTTGCCTTTCTTCTTTATTTAAAGTATCCAAGTCTTGGTTGTCCAGGGCTTTGTCTGTTATTGAAACTACTGGATCTTTTGACTCAAGATCTATATCTAAAAATCCTTTTTCCCACAAATTCATCATCTCTAAATGAAAATAATGTTGTGCTGCTTTGTGTAGTTCTGGGTTTAATTTTTCTAATTTATTTGTAAAGTTATATAACATCTCTCCAGACTCAATATCTATACCAGTAAACTCTAATCCCCCATTAAGAATTAGTGAACTGATGATCTCATCTTCTTCTGACATTATTTACCGCTCTTTGCTCTCGCTTTTGCAAGTGCTACAAAGTCTTTTACCTTTGTCTCTCCCATATATCCCCAAGCATGGCCGTCATTAATCATCTTATCATTAATAGAAACAGTGTCCCCATCAAGATAAACCCAACCAAGAATACGACCATATTTTTCAGATGAGTCCATCTTCTCTGTCTTGATCACAACAGACTTAGCACTGTCAATAGCATGCTTCAAATAAGCCTTTGCTTCCAGTCCCAGGGCTTTTTCAGCCTTGTCTGCTGTGCGAGACTCAGGGGTATCAATACCAGCCAGTCTGACTCTTGAACTAAAAGAAATATCAAACCCTAAATCAATATCGACATCAATGGTATCTCCATCAACGACCTTTGTTACTTTCTTTACATAGTATTCAAACATTTTATCTCCTATTTAATATACTTATTTGGCAGAATGTCAAAAAGAAGATGTATTCTTTCTGTGTCCCCATTATTTATTACGCCATGAAATCTGCCATTGTTTATTTCCCAACAATCTCCAGTTTCCATATTCTTTTTTTCTTGATCAATTAAGAAAATTGCCTTGTCATTTGTTTTTATTGCTATATGGTGTCTATGAACAAGCCCTAAATAGTCGCCCTCATCATAGTGCTGATATACGACCTTATCTTCTGGTAGTCTTAGGAATACTGCTTTGCCCATCTTTCCATCATGCTTTTCTTCATAATGACTAATTATTGGCTTTATCATTTCCCATAGTTCTAAGTCTTCTAGTCTAAACACTGGAGCAAAATCATCTCCTTGCTCCCACCCAATCACTTCAGATACAAACAAAGAGGTCGTCTCTCTATGAACAAATGGTGGAGTTTGCTGACGAGTCCTGTCTAGCCACCACTGGTTTTCTGAGTAGGAGTCAAGCCTTTCGGCTATAAAACTTACATCATGATTTCCATGATATATGTATCTCCACTCTTCTTCTCTTTTTTGTTCTATTGGTGTTTTCAACTATGACTCTTTCATTCTTTTTCTAGCCTACTTCTTTCGTCAACTAACTTGTACATAAACTTCATCATTTTGTCATACCCAACAGCATTATTCATAATTTTATTGTAGTGATGGCTACAAAACATTAGTTCTCCCGTTACTCCAGATACCTGCACGTAGGCTTGGGCATCGCAGGAATCACATCGGTCATTGGCAGTTAGAGTATATTCTGTTTTTTCTTCTATAGTTTTTGTCATACTATAATTATACAGCCTATTCATAGTGTTTGTCAATCTTTGATGCAACCTGACCTTCACTAATATTATGAAAAGAAAAATATTCTTTTATTGATCTAGGAGTATTCCTAAAGTCTTCTATTAGGACATCACTAAACTCATCCTTAATTAATTTAGCAGTTTCATACATCTTGTCTATCACTGTCTTGGTTCCAGGATAAAACAAATGCCTTGAAAGTTCAAGGTCGTCTGATTTATACACTATCTTAGAACTTTCTGTAACATTTGCACCCTGCGAAAGCGTATAATTTGTATCAGGTTGATATTTTTTTATTGCAGACAAAAACCAATTACTTCTATCTTCACAGTCTTTTGCATTTTTTGGCACTGTCGTCAAGTATGTACAATCAAGTTCATACATGTCAAATCCGTTGCAAAAAAGTTTTACAGATAAGATATGGTCTTCGTCTCCCCAGAAATACATATACGGATATGGAATCTTGGCTAATTCTTTTGTTCCAAATATAAAGTGTGGCGCTGCTCGTTGAGAAAGATGTCTTTCTTTTATAAAGTCTGGATCTGATGAATGCACATACTCCTGACACCAAGCCTCATCTTTAGAATATATATATTTAGATTTTATACAATTTGACATAAACCTTTCGCTAAGAAACTGTGTAATTACTGCCTTATTGTTTTGAATAAGACTATGCTGATCTATAAGTTTTTCATCCCAGTTGCTTGCAAATCCAGTGTGACAGTCTATGCTTAGAATGTAGTCTTCGTTATTGTAGAGTTGCTGAAGGTGATACCTTGTTTTGCCTATGCCATATACTATATTACTGTCCAATATAATGATTCTTTTTTCATTTTTAATATGAGAAAAGTCTACGTCATCAACACCCTGTAAAGATAGACCAAAGGTAATTCTTTCTGGGTATTTTGCTTTTTCTAAACAATCCTCTACAGTTTTTTGAATTGAAGGATCAAACAAACTTGGTATCATTACGAAGATTGTTTGCATATTATTTTTTCCTATTGTCAGTGGAATAAAATCCAGATCCATTAAACGCTGCTCCTACTGGAGTGTATACACGAACAAGGCTAGATTTACAGTCATCACAGGTGTATCCTGGGTCTGATTCTGAAATTGATCTTTGCTTTTCATGTCTTTTCGCACAGGGCATGCAGTCGTATATGTATATTGGCATTATCTATCCTTAATTTCTGGGTGATCTAAGTGTGTTTGTGTGTGATTAACTGCTCCCTGCAAATTTCCAATTGGTATAAAAAATTCATGGTTAATTCTTTTATACTCAGTTTTGTCTTTTGGAAGTTCAGCATCAAAGTATATTGCATCTGCAGGGCAAACTGGTTCGCAAGCGCCACAGTCAATACATTCATCTTGGTTTATATAAAGCATCCTGCCACCCTCGTAGATACAATCTACGGGACATTCAGCAATACAAGACCTATCTTTAATGTCTACACAGGCATCTGTTATCACATATGCCATTATTTACTTCTTCTTTTTTGCTTTTACTGTCCAGACTGGTGCATTGAGATTATCTCCACCCCATTCATACCCTAAAGTTTTAACAACAAATCTGATAATCTTAATACGCATTATTTAATCCCCTTTCCAAATTTAGCCCAGACTCTTTCGTGAAGAAAATATCCAAGTGCTTCCCAACCAATATAAAGAAGAGCGCCAAGACTTGCATACTCCCATTCACCAGTAAATAAATAAATTACTCCAGCAACTCCAACAAGGTGAAAAGTTTCCCAACTTGCTGTCTTTATTAGTGTTCTTTTAGTTGATTCCATTTATTTTACCTGATTTAACTTATCGCCACTTGCTGGCTTCTTTGTTGTTGGCTTAATCTCTTTTGGTGCTGCCTTCTTAACTGGTGCTGCAGTGGTAGCAGATGCAGCGATCTTGTTTAGTAGTGGAGCATTTTCTTCACCAGTGTAAACTGGACGACCCCAACCAACAACAGCGTTGACCAACTTCTTCTTATTATTCTTTACATATGCACGAGTCTTTTCTACGCACATGCCTCCATTGCGCTGGTCTCCCTTTGCAGTTCCTGAAGTGTTTCCTTCAATAACTTGGATTGTTCCATCTCCATTGTTCTTAATGCAAAGACCAACATGTGAAATACGATTTACACCATCTTCTGGAAAATCAAAATAGATCCAGTCTCCTGCTTGTGGATCATCATTGCGAGCATCTGACCAACGCTCTGCCTTTTTAAACCAATCTGCTGCTGCTACTGTTGATGCAGACTTAGGAAATGATTTTACTCCCGCAGTAAATGCACACCAAGAAACAAAAGACTGGCACCATGGCTGGAAGGTTACTTTAATCCATGCACCGTACTTTGTTTCGTTGTCTTTAGGACCTTCAATTGTGCCCACTTCTTTCTTTGCAATCTCAATGATTGCTTCTAGACTACCCTTTGTTGCCATTTTTATCTCCTATTGTGGTTGCTATTTTGACACCCTTTCTTTGATGAATATGGGTATCTTCTTCTGATGGTTTTTCATCAAAAGGTGGTAATGGTACATCTTTAGATAACAAAGTTGAAAGATAATGTTTCTCAAAAATTCCTCTTCTTTGTGATTGAAAGTTTATAAAATCTTCAGAATTTCTAAACTCAAGGCCAAAGTTGTGCCTTTCATTTAACTCTTTTGATCTTGATACACCTGGCTTGTCACTCTTACAAGACCAATGATTTTTATTTACTAAATGCAAAAAGAATGCCTGATAATATTCATTGATGTCTGAACTACCCCATGATGGTCTGTAGTGATAGTCAAATTGTGGCTGACAAATTATTGCCTGATTTGGCTTTGTTACAAAGTTTTTATATCTTGCAACAAATCCCCAATCACGATTTCCTCCAATATGTAAGTCTATCATGTATGGACCTGGAGCCCAGTCAATATGAAGAGGAAGTTTTGGAACACGCCCATCTTCAGTTATTTGGTGGTGAGCATACATATTATAAGCAAATTCAATATCATCAGTACCAATAATTTCTTTTGCCTTATTGACTGCGTAATCAATAAACTTTCTAGGAATTTCAAATCCTTGCTCCCACTTATTCATTTGATTAGAATAATCAATTTTTTCTAGTGGTTCTTTTGTAAGTATAGATACAAGTTCGTCAAACATATCTTGTGGGTAAAAATTGTCTATCAACACTGGTTCAAAAAATACAACATCCTGAGTTAGTATGTTCTCAAACTCTTGATACTTTTCTTTTGTGATAAATTCCCAATTAATCTCTTCAACTGGCAGTGGGAAATTAACTAATAGTGGGTGTCCCTCTATTTTTTCATAATCTCTAATGTTTTTCATTTTTTGGTTTGACATAGGTTCTCCATTTATATTATACCATCTTCTTTGCTGGGGTGGCAGGTATCGATCCTGCGACATCCGAATTAACAGTTCGGCACTCTACCATCTGAGTTACACCCCAATGTCTATTTTCTGTATCCTTTTGGACATACAGGATTTAATGAAGTAACTTTTCTAGTTACCTTGCCTTTGACGCAAGTTATAGTTGATTTCTTTAAAATCGTTGCTGTAGGTGCTATTTTCTCTACAGTAGATACAACTGGAACTATTTTTACATCCTCTTCTTGCTTGGCTTTTAGTCCTGACTCTAAAATAATTTTTGACTGAGAGTTTCCCAAATCAATTGCTTTTTTTAAGAGTTCTGGATAGTTTGCAATGACTATATGTGAAGAAATATTTCTGTATTTGTAAAAAGGATTATTTTTGGCTTCATCTGCGTTATGATTTTTTAACTCAGGGCAGTTCCAACCAGTAGAGTGTGAACCTGGGCCAATCAAAAACTCTTCCCCATTAATTTCAATTACTGCTGGGGATCCAGAAGTTCCGAGTGCACCGCACACTGGGGACATTGCCATCACCATTTTTGGCAATCCAACATGATGAGTATAGCCACTAGGCAATGCCTCAGTTACAAAATCATACTCTAACTTTCGTGGATCAAGTTGATCAGAGACTTTGTATCTTAGTTCTTGTGGTGTAGCATAATAGGCATCTTGTTCAGCAACTGAATTTAATCCATAACCATAAACTCGCATTTTCAACTTATTGTCTAAGGCAAATTTAATCTGATCTAGTGTAGCAATCTTATGTTTAACCACATCTACAATTGGCTTTTCTAAAACCAGAAAAGCAATATCATCCTGAGACTCAGCCTTTCCTACAGGAAAATCTACAGAGTTGCCAATAGAATCTGGTCTAAATACAGCAATGACTTTTACTCTTTTTGCCGTTGGATCATCGGCTCTTTTGCCTGGTTCTTGAATCCAGATTACGCCACCGTTATAAGCATAGTTATTTTTTTTGTCTCCGTATATTCCCCAAATGCAGTGAGCAGCAGTAACAACAACATAGGGATCTATTGGTTCTGAGGTACATCCCATAACATCAAAACTATCTGTGGCTTGTGGATTAGGAACTGTTCTCATGGGTGCAGAAAACTGATTTCCTAAAGCCTTTGTAAACTCTTGATATCTTTTCCATTCCTGTGCGTTAGCAGTGTCAACTACAGAAAAGTTTAATAAATAAACGAATACAATAAAAATAATTTTTTTCAAGTTTATTCCTTAATTTTAAATACTACCTGGCAAGGATCTCCGCCATCTTCCCACTCTTGTTGCTCTTCTTCTGTCATATAAGGATCTCCATCATGGGTATTACAGAATGGCTCAGTTATCCATCCTCTTTCAATACCGTTTTCTAACCAGATACCAAACTCTTGTTCTTCTGGAGATATATCGTCGTGATTATGATTCATATATAAAGTATACTCCTAAAGACTGACGATGTCAACTGGGCCCATGCATGATGGGTTAAATTTGATAGCAGCATTTACTGCTTGCATTACTCTGTTCCTTGCATTTTTTTGCTTATCTGTTGCATATAAAACCCCATAAGCATACTCTGCTCCAGATCCCATAGCAAGATAGGGAAGCATGTACTTAGATAAAGACATATCTCCAGAACTGTGTTCATAGATTTCTCCACGAACTGCAATTATTAAACCAAGGTCTCCTTCTTTAGATGTGTCAACCCAGAACTCATTATAGAATTCTTTGAGTTCTTTAATAAATCTTGTCTGCATAAATTTATCTGTGTCTTTAATATTGGGTGGTGTTGGCTTAAAGTTATAACGGATTCTTTCTCCGTCCATTGATCCTGCATACCCAATTAAGTACGGACCAATTTTCCAAACCTTTGGAGCAGTAAGTGCTAGAATAGTTCCATCATCTGATGCTCCACGATCTCCAGCCATATAAATTTTATCTTCATGTTTTACAACGGCAATGCAAGTCACAGGTAGAAGCCCTCTCCAGATAGGTTATACTCAAGTATACCATTGCCCAGAGAGGGCTGTCAACTACCGTCAATAATGACTAATTAGCCTTTTTGTCTACCGTCTTAAACGCATCATTGATCTCTGCCAATGTGAGTTTTCCATCGTCCAAAAAAGCCCTAGCCAGTCTTTCTATTACTGTTGCTACACCTAATAGTCCTGCTAAGAATACAGCCTGCATA